AACCCTATTATAGCGCCCAAAGTGGTAATCGAGACAAGGGAGATATGCCCTGTTGTGATTGAAGTTGTAATTCCCTGATCGACTGGCATCTTATAGAGACCCCACAAGATACTAATTTCTTGGGTTTGTTCAGGGGGGATAAATGTAATGAGTTCGACTGTGGGGTAGATTGTACAGAGGATTGAGATGGTTGCAAAATTGAGCATCCCGATAAGAGCAATAATCCTACGAGTAGTCCGAGTAAATATAGTCGCTTCCGGGTCATCGCTGGCATCTCCAAATATTGCCTTCTGGAACTCTATGTCTGCTTGTTTCATTTGCAGATCACGTATTAGCTCTCTCTTTGCTTCTGCTTCTTTAGCCTCGTTACGGCTCTGTACTGCACCACCTAGTATCTTTAGCATGGAACCCATCCCTGTGGCTCCAAGCGTTGATAACAGCATAGTGATTAGACCAAACACTTAATCTAAAACTCATCTTCGTTCTGAGCTGCTGCGATGCTTCTTGATAAGGCTTTAGCTGTAATGGCAGCCAAACGATCTAGGTCTGCCGCAGGTATTTTTTTAGACTGCTCTGCAAGCTGAACTGCTTCATCTAAAAGCTCGCTAGAAAGATTAGGGTCTGTAATGTAATCTAGCATTCCTTCAGAAAACTGCCTTCTTTGGCTTCTAGCAATATTACTTAAAGCTATCCCTTCCTTTCCAAGACCAAAAGTTCCTGTAGACTTAAAAGGCTCAGTGCTTGAAAACACTTTGTCTAATGGAGTGCCTTCTACAGCCCCTAAGACAATACGGAGTTGAGCTGCCTTTATAGCAGCAGGTGAGTTATCGTCTAAATTTCTGATTAAATCTTCAAAGTCTTTATCTGATTTAAGGAACTTTTGATAGAACTGAACTGCGCTTGGGGTTCTAACACCGTCCTCGACTATAGCGCCTTTTATGCCAGCAGTCTTTTTTTCCATGCTTTCTCTGATAATGTTTAACTGAGACTCTCTTCTCGCTACGGCATAAGGAGGAAGCGCTGTATCAAGCACAGTAATCAACTCTTCTCTGGCTTTTCTTATATTTCTTGAGCCAGTAGCTGCTTTGCTTTCTAATGCTTTTGCTCGATCTCTTAAAAACTTCTGGAATTCATCAAGTCTAGCTAAAGAGTTTTCTGGCAGTTTAGATAGAGATGGCTTAAAGTAAGGATCTTTTAGAAACCTCTTGTATTGAGGTCCAAGAAGCAAATCGCCCTCTATCTTTGATAACAACTCAGCAGGCATCTCTGTTCTTGCAATTAGGGCATAGCCTTCTTTAATTGATGCGGCTCTAGTAGGACTTTCTGGTGCTATGTCTTGTATTAGCTGCTTTACAGACTTACTTAAAGTTTTTTCTCTGTCTTGCAATTTCATTTGAAACTTAAGCGCTGTATCTTTAGGCAAACTAATTGTTTTTTCTAAATCTACAAGCAATGGAAGCCTAGTTCTTTCCGCAGGGCTTAGAAATACACCAATGCCTTTTGCGGCTTCATCTTGTGCTTTTGTATCAGCTTTACTTATTAATTTAGATAAAGGTTCAACAATAGCCTCTCTACCGCCTTTTTTGGTATAATTGCTTATCAAGTCACCGCCTAAGTCAACAGCCTTAGACCCTACCGCAGTAGCACCACCAAATATTCCGCCACCAGCACTTGATAGCAATATGTTCTGTAATCGTTGGTCAGATGCCACATCAGCGCTATCAGTAGGCATTACAGCGCCACCAAGAGCACCACCAGCCGCACCAGCAGCAAGTCTTCGCATGATACCGCCTACTACGCCGCCAGGAACAACCATAGTCGGCAATACTTCGCCAACTGTTTGGAATCCTTTGGTTATGCCCATCTGGCCTATATCTGACTCAGCAAACTCTCTGCGTTGCTGACTAACATCTTCTGCAAACTGCTGTCTTGTCTCTGGCTCTACAATACCTGCAAAATCACCAGCGGCTAAGCCAAGCTTTCCTATCTCCTGTGCAACGCTTCTAGCGCCTTGTGCAAGACCTACACCTGCTTGCTCCATGCCTGACGGAGCTTTCTCGCCTAACAAGAATGAGTCTTTGTCTACGCCTGACTCAAGAAAGTCAACACGCATCAAGTTTAACGCTCTGCGGTCTTCCATCTTAGCTCGTCTTACAGGGCTAAGGTTATCACGCTTCCAAAGCTCTAGCTCAGCAGGGCTAAACTGAACGTCTTGAACAGTTTCTCCAGTAAGCGGCTGATCTTCCATCTGCTGTCCAGGCATAGTAACCATGCCTCTGTTTACAGCTTCGTCAAACATAGCTCTCTGACGATTATTAAGCTGATCCTGCATCCCTCTATTTGCTGTTTCCTGCAAGATTTGTAAAGTTTCTTGTGCGCTTGGCATTATTTAGAATCCTTGTAATGTTTTAAGGAACTCATCATTAGATTGACCTTGATAGGGTGTTACAACACCTGCTGTACGGCCTGGTATCTGCTGAGACTGTTTGTAAGACCCTTCAGGCATACCTGCTAACACCCTTCCTTGCTCTGATATTGGGGTAAACTCAACAAGGTCGTATGGCTTGCCTTTTGCTAGGGTTGTGCCAGGGAACGATTCAACGGCAACACCCAGAGCATCGTTGTGTTGTTTTCTAAAGAAGTTTGCAGCTCTTCGTTTAGCATCAATAGCGTACCTAATAGTTTCTTCATCAAGCCGTATAGTACCGCCAGCAACTTGCCTTGCGAACTCAACGTCCTTGTCCGATAAGCCTGTACCAGCACCAAGATCACCAGATCCTAATACATCAAGTACATTTTCACCAAGAACCTGCGCCAAGGCTTCCGAGTCACTAATGTCTTTCCCAAATGCTTTTACGCCAAATAGCTGAGCAAACTTTTTAAGACCAAGAAATGTTTCAGCACCAAAGCCTGTCTCTGCGTTTGCAAGCGCTAACTCAGCTCTACTTGCCGATCTAAGCATATTATCTGTTTTTCTTGCATTCTCTCTAATACCTTTAAAGTCGTCAGAAAAGAACTTAAAGTCATCTTTGCTTAATTCGCTTGTAGTCAACACATTGATCTGCTGTTGTAACGTATCAGCCGCAGCTATAGAATCTGGAGTTCCTTGAGCCATCAAAGCATTTCTTTCATTGACAAGCTTTAAAAGCGGAGATGTTGGTGTGGTCTTAGCCCTTGCCGCATCTCTTAATCTAGTTTCTTCTACAATCTCTTTCTCTAAGCCAAATGTTTGCAAAGCCTGCTGACCTTCTAGCTGTGCGCTTCTTAATTGAGCCGCTGCTTTTGCTTGCTCTTGTTTAAGTGCTGCACCACGCTCTGACTGCATAGCACCTACGCCCTGACCAAGTGCTTCCGCTAGGCGAGAGGATAGGTTCTTGGTAGTGTCGCCCATAGCTAATTTAAGGCCAGCATTGACCATAAAAGCTCTTTGAGCGTCATCTGGAGTCTTAAAAAATTGACCTAGAGTCTGGTTTTCATTTAACAATCGGCTTTCAGGACGTTGAGCTGCTACCTGAGAGGCATAAGCAAGAGCTTCACTTTGCTTTTTCTGCGATTCTACTAGCTGTCTACTTAATGCAGTAAGACGATCTATGCCTTGAGGCTCTTGAGCTAACTGTAAAGCTTGCATAGGATCAATACCAGCTTGCCCAACATAGTCAGGCAAAGCAAACTCATCTGCCATCATTCCCAGCATATCTAAATTGTTTATTGCCATCTTATACTAATCCTGCCTCTGATAGTTTCTGGTACATTAAAGCCATCTCTTCTTCTTCCATAGACCGCTTTGACTCATCAAATAAGCCTTTAGATACAAACCTAGGACCGCTATCCATTCCGATAGACTCTTCGATAGTTGGTACATTGCCAAAGCCACCGGGTTGAGTTACAGGAGCCATAGATGGTGCTGGTGCTTGTTGTTCACCGCCGCCTAACGCTGATGCAAACTGCATTGTCTCCATAGGCTTATCTTTGGCTGTTGCTAATACTTTGTCAAAAACGGTTGGCGCTGCTTCTTTTATTCCTAAATCAGCAATCTGCTTGTTAATTGCAGCCATAGGTGCGCTTGATGCTGCTGTTGGTGCGCTAAGTCCAAGTGTCTTTGCGTAAGCTGTAGGGGATAAACCTTCTGCCAATGCTGTGCCTGATTTACCTATTTGACCTAAAGACAAAGGAGTTGATACTGGAGCCGCTATTGATGGAGCTGCTGTTGCTACTGCGCCTTTTAGCGGAGCTGTTGTTGAAGGCGTTACTGGAGTATTAGTTAGTCCGCCTGTCAAACCACCAGTAAGGCCGCCTAATACAGCACCCTTTAGTGGGTCGTCTCTGTTTGTCAGTCCACCTAGCAAAGCACCTGTTATCGCAGGATTGGCTACAGCCGCCGCACCTACTGATGAAATGATTCCTGGTATTGCTGCTGCACCTGCCATCTTACACCTTCGCTCTTAATATTGTTGGGTTCATTTGCTGGCCTTGGCTAATCTGACCCATGCCTTGTGTTGCTAGACTTTGTAACAAACCTTGTTGTGGCATAGCCATTTGACCCATTCCACCCACTTGACCGCCTTGCATTGTAGGTAAAAGACCTAAAGCTGGAACATTTTGCAACTGAGCCATTCTTTGCGTTTGTAGGCGCTCTAAGATACTAGGCAGTGCTGCTTCGGCTCTTGACGCATAAGTGCCCTCTCCAAACAGTTTTTGGATTGCCTCACTAATTTCTTTTTGAGTCATATCTTCAACAAGCGGATTTGTTTTTAATTTACTTAGACCACGCATAATCTACCCCTTAATATAATCCAAGGCCTTTGCCAGCCAAAGCAAGACCTGCTACTTGACCAAAGTTTGTGCCACCACCGCCACCGCCGCTAGTAGTGCCAATTTGACCTAAGTTGACACCACTAATTCTGCTTGCCAAACGATCAAGTGCTGTCTCTGGAGCTTGTTGTTCAAAGGCAAAACGCTGTCTTTCTGCATCAATAAGTGATTGCTCATAAGCTTGCTGCTGTGCACCTACCGCTGATAGGGTCTGAGAAGGCGCTAGAAGGCCTCTCTGAGCCGTTGGAAGCGCACTCATTGCAGCTAGTTGGTTTCTTAGCATCGCCTGTGTAGCGGCTCCTGCGGTCGCCTCAGCAGCTTGTTGTTCTTGTAAGGCTTGACGACTACCGCCAAATGCACCCTGACGGATAGCTTGACTGCCTATTCCGGGTAATATCTGACCTTGTAGCTTAGAAATAAAAGGATCCATCACTGCCTGAGACTGAGCAGATAGAGGATCAAGTGCCGCAGCAACTGATCTTGCACCTGCCATGCCTAAACCAGCTTGAGGAGCCGCCGCATCTAGTGCTGCTTGCTGAGCCGCAATAGTGTTCGGAGATTGAGCCGCAACCGTTTGACCAGGGAAGTATTGCATTGGTCCTTGATCAAATGCGCCTTCTGATAGGCCAAATAAACGAGTTAACGCCCTTTCCTGTGCTGGAAATGGTCTAGTAGTTGTTGTTGTATCTGATGGTGCTGATCCGCCGCCCATTTTAAACCTCTTTTGTGTCTTCTATGTCAATGCTGAAGTCTCTCATGTCACATCTCCAACCGCTTCTTGTGTAAACCCTTTCTAATCCTTTATTAGGTGTCTTGGCCGATACTCGGTCACACCCTAATCTTTCTGCCTCTCTACGAATAAAATCAAAGTGGTTCTTGATAATATTCAGATTCTTTCCCTTTCCATTTGCCCAACAAGCCCACACTAAGAAGGATTGCTCTGCTGTTATAGGATGCACCTCGACAGTACAAACTGCAAATGCCTCACTGGTTGTATAGAGTATCGCCTGTCCGTTAACACAAGCTGCATATATATCTTCTGCTCTATACGTCAACCAAGGGTACTTGTGTATAATCTCCTCAACGCCGTACTTAACCCAAGTCCACTCTCTTCTAATATCCGATATGACTGGATCCATCTCCTCTCTCCTCTTAATTTAACCTATCTTATGCCAAGCTCCGTTGCTTGCATATCTGTAAAGACCTTCTGCTGTGCTTCCAAATCCAGTAGATCCGTTTCCAGCGTTGTATGCAACAGTACCTACTTTAGGCTCTACAGGAGCAATCAGCAATGGTATAAAGAACTGAAACGTCTTCATGTCGTCTATCTTTTGTTGAAGATCCCTTAGCTCTTCCTCAAGTGCTACCCGGTCATACTCCTCTGGCAGATTAGCCATCTATCTCTCACCCTCAAACCGACCTTGTATAACCATGTCAGTTAATTCCCAAGTGTCACCAGATCCGTTGCTTTCCACTTTTAAGTGTATGTATCGCCCAGCAGTTCTTACAGGAAAGCTTTTAAATGTAGCCTCTTCAGCTATAGTAAAATTATCGCTAAAAGTAGGAATTGCATTTATTGTATCTGTAAATCCAATACTAATTGTTGGTGTTCCTGCACCTGTTTTACCTACACGCAATGCAGTAATCTCTTTGATTCTATCTGCATTATTTAAGTCGTGCGCTTTTGTTACCGCCGATACCGCTGGGTCATCTAGTGTTGGAACCGTACCTTCAAAGTAGAACTTACTTGTATTGGCAGACAAAGGCTCGTTAAATATGCCTCTGTCGTGGTATGCAGATATGTTTGAATCCCGCATTCCCCACTGGTTTGTTTTGTAGTTGTAGTAAATCTCTTTTGTGATCTTTGCAGAATTTAAAGGCACACCCCAAACAACTTCATTTTCTTTTGAGTTGTCAAAAGCAAACACTTGACCTAGCTCAGTAAATGATGCGTTCTCCCTAAAGAATCTGTTCATTCCTGAGTCACGCCCAATCATCTTAGAAGATGCGCCGTCAGTTACAAAGAAACCATCTCTTGATAAACCGTAGTTCATTCTTCCTACAGCAACAACAGAGTGTGGTGATACAGCGCCTACAACGCCATCTAACGCAGGTTTGTAACCAAATATGTTAGGAAGGCCAATGTATGAAACAACAAACATCTGGTTTTGTGTGTAAACCGCTAAATTGTTTCCTAGCTGAGCTACGCATCGTATCTCACCAGTAGCTTCTCGTATTTGAAGATTACCTGCTGTATTAGTTGCACTGCCAACCCAGTCGTCTAGGTTATCTGCACTACACCAAGAAAAAGTAGTAGGGTAATCTATACCGCCTTCTTGATAGTTAAACGCAAGCATATGCGGGCCTTGACGCTTAAATATCCTTACCTTGTCATAATTTATATTGGGAACGGTAACAGTACAGGTTAAATTTCCATCGCCACTAGCAGACTCTGTGCCGCCAGATAAAGCTGTAGAGTTTGTGTAATCGGCTGCGCCAAAATCTGTAACTTCTACAGCAGTTACTCCGCCAGATCCGTCTATCGCTGTAACTTTCAAGTCAACAGTATTGCTGCCAACTGATGCGGTCATATTTGTAATTGTTTCACCTACAGCGTAGCCAGCTCCAGACGCATTAATAAATACGCCGCTTATTGACCCTGTAGGGGTTGCTGACTTACTTCCGTTAAATGTGTTAAAGTTGACGTTGTTCTTTTTGATAACAGGTTTTGTGCCGCCCTTAGCGCCTACTACAAACGAGCCAAAGGTTTCAAATGACCATTGTTCTGCTTCGTTAATACCTTCGTCCCAAACTGTATCGCCAGAATCCCAAGTAGTTGAGCTGGAATCCCAGGTCGTTGAACCAGCGTTTTCCAGTAATGTATACCCTGTGCCTACCGTGTCAACCGCTGCATCTGACAAGCGATATGAAAATATCTTATCTAATGAGCCGATGTAGGCTACTTTGTCGTCAAACTCTAATGTGGTCGCTATGCCACGAATAGGCTTAGTAGTGGTATGAGAGCCTGTGCTAAAGTCATGCTTCTGATCTCGACCTGCTTTCCTACGCATACCAAACTCGGTGTATTGAACACCGTCTACAGTTTCCCAGAAAGGTATTCTGCGATCAAAAGCTTCAGGGTATACGCCAGTCTTTAATAGCTCTGTCGCATCAAATTTAAAGCCGTTACTCTTATCAGTTTCAAATGGCATTATCTACCTATTGCTATAAAATAAAATGGGTCAGTTCCATCAATACCATCAGTTCTGTTCAAGACAAAGTTAGCTGCGCTAACAGATACAAGTCCTAAGATAGATGTTGCACCCGATTTAATTCTTTGCGTAACAACACAAGAACATCCATTAGGAAAAGCGGTATCAAAAGTAAATGTTTGATCTTCATCCAATGTAGAATTCTCAAGACCCCATTTAATGACAACTCCTGCGATTTCGATAGACCCTTGATCTCCTGCTGAAGAAACAGCAGCATTACTAACAGCAACCCTCAAAAGGTTTTCTGGCGTCAAGATTCTTGAAGCATCCGTACCTGCTTTTACTTCTGTTGCTGTTGCTAATTCAGATATGCCCGACTCTGTTGCTGATGCGGTTTGAGCCATTACAAAAGCAGTAGTGGCAAGCTGTGTTGTATTTGTGTTTTTAGAGGCTGTTGGAGCCGCTGGAGTGCCTGTGAACGTAGGTGACGCATCATTAGCATCGGTTTTAGAGTTTAACCATACCCATTTATCTTGAATGTGAGAGCCGCCAGAAGCAGCGTATATAAAGTCACAGTATTGACCTTCCTTTAAGTCTCCAACAGCAAGAGCAGATCCGTCTTGACGAACAATTGTTTTATCACCTGTTCCATCAACATTTAAAGTTGGCGTAGTATTTGTTGTTGTTAATCCTGTGCCTATTTCTACAGATATTCTTCGGCCTTCAACTAAAGTTACATCATTAGCAAAGTTAGCATCTTGTGTGTTTACTGAGCCACCGTTAGTAGTAATGACTTTATCTTCAGTCATTCGCTCAAAATTGTTTATTTCTGTTTTTGCAAAGCCAAAGTTGTCTCTAACGCTAGAGGTTGTAGCCGAGCCTGATGTTGGATTTGTTTCAATTATTTGCGAACTCACGCTAGTGGTCCTCCGTTAACAGCTATACTTTCGTCTTTAATTCGTGAACGACCTACGCCTTGCTTTGATCTCTGTGCTTGTACGTCCATGACGCCTTCATCAACCATGTTTTTAAAGTAGGCAACTCTTGAGTCATCTTTAAGGTAAACGTAAGCCTCCATTAGAGATGCGTTTAAATAAATGTCTTGTAAGATTGCATAGTTAAGTGACTCGTAATTACCTAGATTCATATCCTTACGAAATACAAGGGTATAAACTTCTGTGCTTTCGCTTGTTGGCGTAGGAGCTAAGTAGATGTCGTTTCCTGCGATTGCATAACGAGCTACACTACCACCCTCATCAGAGTAGTTAAACATCTCCTGCATCGATACAGGCTCTAGTGCGTTGCCTTTAGAGTCGGTTACGCTAATCATGGCTGTAATGCCGGTAGGAAGAACTGTAGCTTGCGTTGTTGGTGTAATTGTAGATACGACTTCTTGCTCTACAATAGATAGCTTACGGTTGATTCTTAACTGCGCTAATGTTTGAAAGTCAGGAATAACAGAGGTTAAGTCTGATCTGTTTAACCAATCCGCTATAGCTGCTTGTAAATCACTGTCTGTTACTAATGCCATTACAGTCTCGCTGTTGTGGTTTTCATATATGGATAATGTGTTTCTATTAACTTAAACACATACTTCCAGTCTACATTTTGACCTAAAATGTCTACGCCATGCTCTGACTTTATTCTCATCACATCAGTCATAGATAAATCTAACACTTGATGGTAATCTTTTTTAGGGTCGTATTTAATCCAATCGCTTGTTGCGTTACGCTTTCTTTTGTTATCTTCTAGCAGTTTTGTAATGTCTTGCTGATGATGCGTATAGATGGTTTCTTGATCGTAATGGACGTTTTCTTTTATTCCATTTAGTTTTTCTTCGTAAATCTTAGACATTCTCTCTCCTACCACTTAACTTTGTTAGCCCAGTAAGCCGCCGACATAGGGCCTCTGGCTATATTCTTACGGTGACGAGCCTTAAATGACGCTCGTTTCTTTCTCATTGCTTCTGATTCACCCTTTTTAGGCTTACCAGCAGTCTTTGCTCCTTGCTGACCAAAACGTATTGTCTTGATCTGATCACCTGACTTTGCCACTACAATGTGTGACTTAGTAGGATGATTGGGTGTTCTTTTAGGCTTGTTGTAACCAGAAACCCCGGCTCTTGCAAGTCTAGGGTCTGTCTTACGTTTTATCCTAACTTTAGCCATTACTTTCTCATCTTTGCAGTTTTCTTAGCTATTCGCTTTGGTTGCTTTGAATGCTGCTTTCCAGCCTTTGTATCTTTTCTTTTCTTTCTTGTAGTTGCAGCATATTCTGCTGACGTAAGCCTTTGTATTGTAGAAGTGGGTAAATATCTTTCGCCAGTTTCAGACGACTTTTTGCCCGACTTTGTTCTCCACTTCTGCTTAGTCCATTTCTTTAAGGACTTTTGTGATTTCTTTAACGCCATGATTTTCTTGCTTTTGCTTTTGCAGTCTTGCTTAAATCGCCATAATGGAACAATTTAACGCTAGATTTAGAGTGGCTTTTGCCTGAGTGCAAAGTTCCATCTGACATTTTGTGACTGCCGCCAGTATGTTTTTTGCCAGCTTTAGTGTAATGATTAACACCTTTCATGACCTATAGCCTCCACCTTTAGCTTTATATTCTTTAGCAAGCATTTGAGCTTTCCGAGCAGACCATTGGCCAGGCTTACCGCCTTTTGATCCTGCTTTAATTTTTTCAAAAAGCCTTTTACGCATAGTAGGCTTGGTGTAGTTACCAGCCTCGTTTACTTTTGACTTTCTTTTAACTTTAACCATAACTTACTTACGCTTTGATTTTTAATCAATATGTTCTTTTCTTTTTGTTAGTAGCTGCACGTCCTCCACGCTTTGGAAGAGCTTTAGTGCTTTTATTTTTCTTTTTAGTTTTACGACTTGGTGTTTTCATTTTCATAATAAACCCCTAGTTACAGGAAAAGGGAGCCGAAGCTCCCCGTCCTTTTTTTACTATTAAGCAGTAATTGCGTAGATGCCGCCGTTTGCTTCTTCAGAACGAGCTTCCAAAGAGTAGTAGCATTGTAACAATTTTTGTTCTGCTGAAGTTTGAGTAGCAATGTCAGTGGTGTGGATTTTCTGACCACCAGCTACGCCAAGACCCCAAGTGTCCATGTTTACACAATAAATAGTGTTAGCCGGCATATGCTTGTTAGGAACAACAGCAACAGGACCAAACTGAGAAACATAAACAGCAACTCGACCGTAAATTTCACCGGTCGCTGGATCAGAGTTTACGTTGTCAGCCATGCCATCTACTTCACTTCGGATTTTAGCAACAACAGCCGCAGAAGCCATTATTTTTAAGTTTGCAAAATCACCAGAGTTTTCCCAGATACCGTCAAGAACACCGTCAAGAATAGCAGTTGTCAATGTTCGGTTAGTACCGGGAGTAGGGCCAGTAGAGCCAGTAGAAGCAGAGTTAGCTGCACCTGCACCACCACCAACTGATTGGTTAGCTAAGATCCAAGATGGGAAACTAGCTGATCGACCAGCAGTAGAAGATGTACCTGCACGTTTTTCTGTGTGCAAGCTAAGAACTTGAGACTCTACGTCCATTTGAAGTTCTTTACCAACTTTAACTAACTGATAAGCCATTTCTTTTCCAGGAACGCCAGCACGATCAAAGAACTCAGCTTTTTGTGTAACAATAACAGATTTTTGTGCAATCTGTACGTTGTTAGTTTTACGAGTACGAGTGTCTACTGTCGCTGTAATAGAGGCAGGAGCTTCAACATTTTCGTTGTTGTTGATTGCAGCAGCAAAGCTGTCAGTCAACCACTCATGGTTGTCATTAGTTACTGAGCTGGTAGCAATACCAGAAGTAAAAGGAGTTTGAAAAGGAGATACGTTAAAGATTACGTTACCTAAATCTTCACGAATGTTACTTGCATCGCCAAGAGCTTTGGCAGACACTGCGTTTGAAATTGTAGCCATGATAATTTACCTATTTAAAAGAATCGAGAATTAAATCTACGGCAGCTTGCTGGCTAATAGAGCCATCCCTTTGGACAGCTTGTTGTCTTTTAGCTTTCTTTGCCGCAGCCTGTTTTTCCGCACGACCCTTTGACGTTCCTTTCCTTATAACAGTTTTAGAAGTCTTCTTTTTAGGAGCTTTACTTTCAGCGACCTGTTTTTGGGCTTTACTAGCCATTGCAGCATCGTGTAACACCTTTAACACAATAGCGTCATTTACAGTATTAAGCATCTCAGGGTCGCCCCCAATGCTCTCAAAATACTCAGTCATCACGCCTACCTTCTCAGTTGCAGCCTTCTGGTCTGCAAATCCAGGCTCTAATTGAATTAACAATTCTGCCTGTTGCGCTGATTGAGCCTGTAACTGCTCTGCTTGTTGTGCTTGGTATTGCTCTGATACTTTACTGGCTACACCGTTTATTTCAGATTCCTTTTGTTCGTAAAGAACCCTTGCTTCTAAAGCTTGCTCATAAGCATAGGGATCTGACTCTTTTAACGCTAAAAGCTCTTGGGTTGTATGGGTTGGTCGCTGACCGTATACCATTGCTTGAGCCACCTCTAACAGCCTTGCTGTTTCTTCGAGAGATGTGTTTCGCTCTGCCTCAAATGCCTTGCGCTCGTCAGATAACGCCTGAGTCTTACGGGTATAATCACCCTGCATCAATATGCCACTCTTGATTTTTTCAATATCATCAAGACCGTTCTCATTCAAGAACTCTTTGGCAGAAACTAAATAATCGTATTCGCTGTCGTCAAGCTCGATGTCACCAGACATTTCTGGCTCATCACTTTCTTCCAACTCATCGTCTTCAGTTTGATCGAGTGTTTCCTCAGCTTCATCTTCAAAAGACTCTTCTACAAAGTCTTCCTCTAACTCAGCTTCAGGTACAGAATCATTCTCAACTTGTCCTGCTTGAACAGGGTTAATCATGCCCAACACCGCTTCTACTCCAGCAGTTTCTGTAATTGGGTCGTTTATAGAGAGTCCCGAAAGATTGTTCTCATTACTCATTTTAATATCCTTGAAGGGTCGGCTTTGCCGTTATCCTTTGTTAAGTGATAATTTTTGGTTTAGTTTTTTGTAAATCAAGGTATTGCTGAATAGTTGGTGCATTGAACAACTCATCAGTAAACCCATCTACCTCTTGTAACGTCAACTTAGTAAACGCTACTCCTCGCATCCAGTTAACCAAATCGCCAGATACGATGTAATATTCTTTATCTTCCTCGGACTTGTTTTCCGAGTGTTTCTCGTTGGTTTGCATACCACTCCAAGTTCTCTTTTAAAGCCTTAACTACCTTAACCTCTCTCCAAAGAGCTTCACCTAATTCGGGTGTCTGCACTCCAGAAAAAGCCCTGTATAGATTATCTTCCATTTCCTGAAAAATAAACTGTACTGCGCCATCCTCAATAAGCCTTGCGGCTCCGTTTGCTACTTTTAACTTAGTGTCGTTATTTGCGCTCTCACTAACAAGACTAGTTACCAATCTTGACTGCTCTCTCACTGCGTGCCTCCAAGTTAAGTTCCGCTAACTTAAATTCGTTCTCATCTTCATGCTCTCGTACTTTAAGCATGAATTGCTGTTCTTTAAGAGCCAGCTCTTGCCTATCTAGCTCAAGCTTGGCTCTCTCTATCTCTACCTGCGCCATTAACGCCTGTTCTTGCGCTGATGGTGGCTGTGGTTCAGGTTGCCCTGTAAACTCAGCAGGTGGCTCTGTGAAGTACCTACCGTGTGCGCTCTTATCATACAGTCTTACCATATCTTCTTGCAACTGTACAATCTGCTGTGGTGTAACAGTAATTCCCATACCACCAGCGCTAAGCATTGCTTGTTGTGCGGCCATAGTTTGTTGCATATGGAACAACTGCTCAGTCTTAGATCCATTACCTAAACCAACAAGAACTGTAACGTCTTTTCTTGCGTGCCAGTGTCTTGGGTCTACCTCTACAAACTTATTGTCTAGCCGGAATATAGATTTGTCATCTGCATAAGCAATCTCTAACTCGTAGATGCCCATAAAGACTTTGCGTAAAAATTCACCAAACTCTCTTGCTATCAGTCTTACTCTAGCTTGTCGCTTAGATAAAACCTGGCTGACTGCACCCGCCGCTGTGTTGCCATGCAGGATGTCAGGGCTAATAGAGTTATCTGTAGAGCCTACGTTTTGCTCTAGCATTTGATCAGCAATACCCATCATGTTGTAAGTATGCTGGCCGAATGATGGTTGTTGTGGGAATGAGATAGCATTAGGATGCTTAACAATGTAAGGCGCACCGGGCTTGCTGCTCATTACTGAGTCTAGGTCTACCTGACCTTCTACGATAACAGGACGGCCATTGTTAAGGTTGTACTGGTTATCTAACTGGTTACGCCAAAGTGTACTTTTAACTTTTTGGAGTGGAGCCGCTGCATCAGCAGGGCAAAGACCTGTTAGTCTGTGTGGAATACGGATAGGAGTCCATATAACAAAAGGTATCTCATCAACTTCTTCTATATTAAGGACAACATTGCCTACTTTGCAGACTTTAATAAGCTCGTCATAGTCGTCTTCATCACGATCATACCGCATATAAACTTCGTGCAAATCGTAAACAGGAGCAATAGTGTTGTCATCATCATCGTGATAATTATCGCCATCAAAATCCCTAGCAATTTTTTCAGGAGAGTCATATTCGTTATACCCAGAAGATGTTGCGGCTTTTTCAATTTTTTTAGCGTCAAAACCCATTTGCAGTAAATCGCTTTTAGAAACAAGCTTTCTTTGCCTGACGTACTTAGCTTCTTCTACGCTAACTGCGTTACGGTCTATTGCAAACTCTTCAGGCGGAATTACCTCCACCTTTGTTTCGCTTTGCGTCTTGGTTCTCAATAATTTACCGCTGTAAACACTTAACTGTGTAAGCTCGTCAATAGCTTCTTCAAACTCAGTAATTTCTACCTCTGGATCTGCCATCAAAATAGCGAATGCAGCTTCTGACACTTCCTCAAAAGTGTGAGTAGTCACCATGTCTTGCATATGTCGCCAGCGCTTTATAACACCTTGGCGCTGAAGAAGGCCGTCCATTAAAGAATCTAAAATTACGCTAAAGCCATCGTTCTGACGATAGAACACATATCGAACATAGTCGGTTGCTTGTTGTGCGCCATCTACGTCTTCTGGTCCTTCTGGCTCAAATCTAACAGTTTCATCGTCTGCAATGAAAAGCTCGGCAACATCGGCTTTGATATTCTCAACAGTCTGATAGACTTCTCTGGTAACGATTTTCGAGTAGCCGTCACGTTCATTCCCGTATCGCTCACCAAGATAGTAATCAATAAGATCAGCGCGAGTTTGCGCTGCATCGCTGTCCATGTGGTCAGATACATTATCTTCGTATGATCTAATTGCGGTTAGTAAGTCTTTGTTGGAAACTGCCATTATGTGACCCAGTTGTAGTTGTTAGTTTCCTTGGTTTCCCAAGGTCGCTTTCTTTTATTTGATTTAGATGCCTGTGCAAACCTTTGACTTTGGAATGCGTATCGTGTGGCAGACATTAAATCGTCTTCTTTATCTACTATCTTACCGTTATCACCAAAATGATAAGTCCCGTATTCCTGCTGCCAAAAGTGGCAACTCTGGAATACTTTAAATAATCCTTTCTGCATTGCTCTGGTCATTGCAGTAATACCAGCAGAAATCTTTATATCTCCCTTAGTTTGCGATATGTCAGGGGGATTTGTAAAGTGTTCTGGTAGAAAGTTAACTCCTTCCTGCCTGTACTGCTGCGCCATTGAGTCGCCGCCATCAAACGTCCTGTTACCATCGTGCGGCCAGGCTATAGGCGGCTGATGTGGTCTAGCCCTTATCGCTATGGCGTGTTCGACTGCGGTCTGACGAGATTCTCTGTATTCATCAACTATATAAAAGCAACCGTTCTCTGGGTTAATCGCACCCCATACAATCGCTGTAGGGTGATCAAATCCAAAGTCAATGCCGCATATCCTTGGCCAAGACTCAGGTATGTCAAAGTCTTCTACTACTAGCTTTTCAAGCGAGTAAGGGAAGACCATGCCTCTACCAAATACCGGCTGACCCTTTGTACGCATCTCCCTTTCGTTAGGAAGGTACTGCGCTAGGATCTGCTCTTTTGCATCTTCGTCAAGGTGCGGCGCTTCGTCCCACCCTGCTTGTATTAGAAACTGGCCTTTCTTCCTATCTTTCAAGAACTGATTAATAACAGGAGTCATGCCACTTTCAGGAGTAAACGTCATCATAACGTAACCCCTTTTATCCAATGTCCTTGTTAAACACTGGGTATATATATTCTGTGCTGGTTGCTCATCTAGCCACACCCAGTCTAATGATGAACCCATGAACTTCTCTTCGCCCATTTCATAGGACTTAAAGGATAGTACCGACTCACCTATGTGTACGCCAAAAGCATTGTGGAACTTCACTACAATACTTTCTACTGCGTTTGGTATCTGAGGCTTTCTGACTACATCTACAATGCAGTCTTTAGGTATTGCTCCAGACCCTCTTAACTCTAAATTGACAGGATCACCTAACAGCTCTTTCTGTAGGATGTCTCTTGTCGTAACCGTACTAGCACCAGCAGCCCAAGCGTTAATTGGCTTGGTAAACCGCTTGCCTGTCCACCAGTCAGGGTATTTTCCTGTTAGGTGACACGCCGTAATTCTAGCGCCAGTATAGGTCTTCCCTACCCGGTTGCCCGCCATCGCTAGGCATTGATTGTTCTCTTTTGTCGCATTTGCAAGGATTTCCTGCCAGCCATACGGACTCCATTGGGCGATAGCGTTAAACTTTCGCCTTTCCTCTCTCTCCTGCATTAACTTAAGGAGTTTCTCTTTTTCAGCCTTGCTTAAGTTGCTTGACATTAGTGGATGATTCAATCAGCTCGGATAGTTGTTCATCAAGTTCCGCATCAGAAAGGTCAGATACTGTTTGGTTAAGATTAACTTCTTTTGGTTTATCGTGGCCAGTTCTGTGCAGAACGTCTTGTGCCGCCTTTAGGCGAATCTCTGGTCTGACATCTGGGTTTACCATAATGTCTTCAATGATCTTGGTAGCTAACGAGGCAACTTGATTTTCATCAACAAGATCATCACGCTTCTCTTTAATGATGTCTTTTAGGTCTTTATATAAGCGATAGGCGTTACCGTTATCTGGTGCATATCCCGCTAACCTAAAAGCATCCATTACAGTCATCTTTGTTGGATCCCGGCCTTCGTGATAACCACGAGCCATTAGATCAACAAACTTTTCCTGCTGCTTAGTAAGTTTTCTTTTCTTTTGTCGTTTAATCATCAATCAAAGAATACCGCAACGCTTTCACCGGTAGAAGACTTGTTTACTCGGAAAGTTGAGTCTCCAGCGCCTCTAGCAGTAACAACGCCTGTTGTGTCACCTCCAGCAACTATATCTCCTACATCAATGTAGTCAGTGCTTCCTACCCGTCTAATTTGAAGGGTAAGGGCTTCGTTTGCACCCAAGGCTGGTACAGTAAAGAAAGTTCGAGATGATCCAGTTGATAAAGTAAAATCCTCTCCATCGGCTTGTGCTGTTCCTGTCATGGCAGGGCTTCCGCCTGATTTATTGTATGCTGTAGTCATTGTTACCTCGTTAGTTAGTAATTATATCGTGTGAAATTATATCGCCTGTTGGGTTTACATCTGCGAATGGATTGGGTTTGCTTGTGAGTATTATTTCTGTTCCAACTAAATCGCCAGCAGCGGTTGGGAAATACTCAATTGTAGTTGCCCCGTTCACCACTGTTGTACTAGATATACCAAACCCAGAAAAGTTATCAGTGTTTTCTGATGCGAATATCTCAGTACCAGTTCCATTAGTTGTTACGAATTCTGCATTTTTATCCATGGCAACTATACTCAGCAGCCTAGTATTGCTTTCATCGCCTGTAATTGATTGAGCTAAAATGCTTTGCTCTGCCCTGTCTAACTGTAAACTAGCTGATTGAATGTACCCATCAGTAGCAACAACGCCTACAATATCTCTTGCGGATGTAGAACCAAATGAAGCTACTATGTTTTCAGTGCTTGCAGCTTCTCCAGAGACGTCATAAATATTAATTCTTATACTGTTAGCTACATAGTCGCCATTTGTTGTATCAGGTGTAGGGTTTATTGATAGCGATGGCGACCTTGATCCTAAAGTTAAAGATGTTATAACATTTGTTTCCGCTATAGCAACATTCAGCATAGCTACTACAATCACTGTGTTTGCGTTTGCTGGTATCGTATAGCTGTAAGTAGAGCTAGTTCTGGTTCCTGTAGATGTAAAAGCTTTAGAGTTAGTGCCTATACCTATAATTGATGGGGCTGCCATTTTTTATCCTTCACTCAATAGTTTGATGATGTGCGTTTGATTTGCTTTAATTTCTTCCATCATTTCAGATGCGTGCTCGGAGTCTTTTTTCAACAAAGCCACATCTATCTTTAATTCCGCTAGGTCAGTTGTTATTTTTTGCACTGACTGCTTACTTTCATTGATTGCTGTTTGATTTTGAGACACTTGCCCCTCGACACTGTTCCAGGCCGACAATCCAACTGCCAAGGCTACCACTATAGTTAAGACGTTTGCCACTGTGAACTCAGGATTAAAATCAATACTCATAAATGCTTAGAATTCCCTTCTATACGCTAGGCTTGCAGATCCGGGTCTTATCTTAGCCTTTAAGACTGTTTTTCTGCCTGGTTTAAAGGTAGCTTCTGCACCCTTAGTACCAAGCTTGACGCTGGTTCTTTTGCCCGCCGACATCTTAACGCCTTTATCACGGATAAGCCTATCAAGAAGGCCAGTGCCTACGGCTTCAGCTTTCTGGAAAGGGTTTTGCTGGTTCTGATCCATTAATCTCGCTAGGACGCCAAACTCTTCTTGTGTCAGTCCCGCAAAAGGCGAACCCTTTAAATCTATATCCATTTAAGCTCCATAATAAACACCTCCCCAGAAGCGAACGCTAAAGGGAAGGCGGTCAGCCTGAGAGAGGGAGGGCCGACAGCGGTAGTATAATAGCCTAAAACAGGCTTTGTAAATTAATTATAAAAAAAGTTTCAAAAAGTCAAGAAAAAACGATAAAAAAACTATAAGATTACGCTGGTGTAATGTATAATTCGATTCGATTCGATTACAAAATCTCGGCCTTGAAGGATATGTCCAGCGAAAGCTTCCCTCACCGCTCAAGGCTTAAAGCGCAAAAAGATACCCCACGGCGCATCTGAGTTCGAAAGGCTGAACAGGGGGTGGACTACACGCTAGTAGAAGGCAGCTGAGTTCGTTTAATTGCGTTAATGACGAATTGCTCGAAGGCCCAAGTGCACTTAGAGTAGAAGGAACCAAGGTTAGGCTCTTTAGTCTTCCCTTGGGGTTCTTTTGCTCTTCAGAACCCAGTACTACCTTGATCACGCTGCACCTAGTTGCGTCTTATTCCTTCTAAAACAACCACTTATCTCTCAATACACTCCTAGGTAGTACCAAATCTGGTACTGCTAAAGCACTAAATCACTCGTAACTCTCTGAATTGTATAGCAAAGACATCAGTTGACTTTAAAAAAAGCTCCGGTATATGGGGTGGATATTAACATTAAACTAGCCCTACCAAGTTGGGGGTAGGGGTACCATATATAACCAGATCTTCTAAGAGCCAGGCTGCTTATAACTTTTAGTTTGGTTATAAAAACCGGGATCGTTATAACTTATTGGAACATTAATTTATTTTTAGGAAAGCGATGTGTATATTGTTAGGGATATCATCTAACCC